TTTATTTGTGTTGGCTTTCTATTTATGATTATATCTTTACCATGATAATTGTTCACAGAATGAGTGAAATAATTAGAAAATTTTTTGGCAAGAGCCATTTCACATAGCGAACCAGAGATTGTTTTTCCCCATTTATCGTATTGATTACCTTTATAGCCATGACCCCACTTTATATTATCTCTCATACTTTCTACTTCTCTCAAAACTCCTGTCATAGCACCTTGTAATATCTCATACCAAGCTAACTTAACTGAGGGATAATCCATATATTTCTGACATACATTATTTAAATTAAAATGCAAATTAATTGTTGACTTAATTGTAAATAATTTGTAAATAAACTATCAATGAAAGAAAGATTTACAGATTTAGCATGGACAAATGGTGATTTCAATAAAGCCACAACATCACCAAGTCAAACATCCTTAACTAATTGGATGTGGTTTAATAAATATCATTTAATGCCATACTTAAAATTTAAAGAGGAAAGACCATCAAGCAGTTTCAAAGCAGGAACTTTTGCACATGACCAATTTCAAAACATATTAATTGGTCAATCAAAAATTGAAGATGTAGAAGAAAATTTTAAAAACTATTTTAACAAAATTATTTTTGATGAAAAGCATGATTTAAAAATAAAATTTATTGAAAGACATATTAAAGGTTATGTTGAAAGACATTTAGAAGCTATCAAAGAAATATCAGGTAGTTTTGAAGGATGGGAAAAAGAATTATCTTTTTCTGATTGGTATAATGATAAGTACATGGATCAAACATTAAACCTTGCAAACGAAGGACATATAGATTGTGTCAACCATGATAAAAAAATATTCACTGAACATAAAAATAATTTTGGTAGTGTTAGTTTGAAACCTTTAAAAATAAAAAAGGTAGATACAAATACTAATAGAATAGGGGATTATGTTTTTACAAAAGCAACCAAAGTAAAAAAACCCATGTTCACTCACTGCATACAAACTTCTATTTATAGCAAACATTTTAACAACGAATACAAACCATATTTAATATATATAAATGATACTGATTATATTATTTTTAGTCCTGACAATTGTTGGGAGTTATCCCCTGAAGGACTGAAATATTTCTTTAAAAAATTCATACAAATAAACATACAAAGACAAGAAATGCTTAGATTTGCAGATGGTAATATAAAAAAACTTGCTATGATTATTGGTGTGGATTGGTCTGAGATTAGAAACTACAAGTCTAATTTTTTATTAGAAAACTACCATGAAGAAGATATGCAAAGATTGGAAGACTTTTATGAAAAACTATAGGGAGGAAAATGACAGACGCAATATTAATTAAGTTGGCTCAGTATCAAACTGAAACAAGAAATCAAAAGAAAGAATTAAAAACTTACAGTCAAAAGTTATTAGATAGAGAAGAAGAAATAAAAGAAATTAAAAAAGAATACGAAGAAAAAATAAAACTATTAAAAGATGAGATAGCTTTTAAAGATAAGATGATTAAATCATTAAATACAAAACCAAAAAAAAGAAAGGTAAAAAATGACAAGTAATATATATAAAAAATTAGCAAACGCACAAGGTAAGTTTGTAAAAAAAGATGACAAAAAAAATGGTATGCACTTCAACCCATTATCTCATGACGCAGTACAAAAAGTATCTACAAAAGCATTAAGTGATGAGGGGTTATATTCTGTTTGTAGTTATAAAAACTTTTTTATTCAAGATGGTTTTGTTTGTACTACTTGCACAATGAAAATTATAGACATTGATAGCAAAGATTTTATTGAAATAGAAACTCATGCTATTGCAAAAGCTGATAAGTATGGATCAGGTAATGCTATGTCTTATGCTAGAAAGTATGCTTTTTTAAATGCTTTGAATTTAAGAACAGGTTTAGAAGATGACCAAGAAGAAGCTATTGATAGTGAGGATGGTTTTCCTGCTGAACCATTAATAATAGAAACAAATGATCCTGTTCCTAAACTTCATATTATAAAAAGAGGAAAAAAAATAGACGATCTTTATATTACAACAGCATTAGATAAAATTAAAAACAATAAAGAAAAAAAAAATTCTACAGTTTTAAGAAGTGAAATGGAAAATCTTAAAACTGAGATACATCAGTCTATGGGTTGGGATGCGTTCACCAAGACAGATCAATTTAAAACATTTAACGCATTAAAAAATCAAATACTAAAACAAAGAAGGAGTTAAACTATGGCATTTGAATTAAAAGAAGGTGAAGGTTATCTAAACAGAGATAATGAAAACCCTGAGAAGTTTTGGGGTTCATTCAAACTTAGTAAGGATATGAGAAAGGGTGATACTTTAAATCTTACTGAATGGATTAACACCAAAGATGATGGAAAAGTTGTTCATAAATTACAAGAGAGAAAGCCTAAACAGGCTTAATCTGTAATAGATGGGGTGGTCGTTTTTTTTAGCTTCCTTGCTGTTAGTTAACTACCACCCCTTTTACTTATGGACTTAATAATATTAAATGATGGATTGTATAGTTTAGTGCCTGTAACAAAACAAATGTTAGAAGATATAAAAATTATTGGTGGTGTAGATTGTTTTGATCTTTGCGACATACTACGTTTAAAACTTACTACATACCATGAAGGATGGAATTCACATATTATGAATGATGGCACTGGTGATTTTTATGGATGTATTTGTAAATAAATTTAAAAGGAGAATGTATGTCAGATGACAATGTAAAATGGATAGATATAGGTGAAAAGATGGTCAAGCAAATGCTTGAGAAAAAACAAAAAGAATATGGTAGCTTTGATAACAATTCATATATTATTGCAAACTTTATTCAATCAGTATTAGAAATAGTAAATGGATATAAAATCAAAGTTCCAATTACATTAATACCACAACTAATGATTGTATTAAAACTAACAAGAACTATTGATGATGGTAGCAAACAAGATATATACAAAGAAGATACTCACAAAGATATAGCAGGATATAATAATTTATTAAAAGATATGCTTCAAAATATAAAGAACAAGGAGGACTAATGAGCAAAGTATTTTATAGTCCTAGAATAAAAGAAGTAATAGATTTTATGTCTGTTTATTATGAGGAACACCAATGTTTTCCAAAGCACTTAATTTAACTAAACAAAGGGTAGGTATTTTATTAAAAAATGCTGAAAAATTAAAGTTAATAAAATCAGACAATGTGTTTATGAGAAAGTATATGTTGACGAAACATATAAAAAACAGTAAATTAAAAGTCAATAATTACTATGAGTTGTAAAAAAATATTTTACTATGAAATAACAGCAACTCTTGAGGAGGAATTTGATTCTGTTGAGAAGGCAGCAGATCAAAGGGATGCTTCAGACAAAGCAGTTGTCAAAGAGATAACAAGCAAAAGTCTTCAGCATTCTATAATAAAAAAGGAGGATAGGAATGAACCTAACCAATGAACTTCCTAGATTGTATGGGAAGCTACAAAAGTGTCATAACAATATTATGGCTACAATTGATAGCAGACTATGTACTAAAACAATCAAGGACTATGTTGAGTACAAACAATTAGTAAGAAGAATTGTTGACACTCAAAATAAAGAAGCAAAAATTATTTATCAAAAGTAAATAATTTTAAATTAAAAAAGTAAAAAGAAAGGAAGGCTATCTATGTCGCCAAATAAAGAACAAAGAGATAAAGAAATAAGATTTAATAAACATTGTGGAATAAGACTGAGAAATCTCAGATGCAAGAATGGTTATACACAAACTGATCTTGCAAATGTTTTAGGTTATTCTTTTCAACAAGTTCAAAAGTATGAAAAAGGACACAATGGAATGTCAGGATTTGTTGTAGGTGTGTTAACAAATTTCTTAAAAGTAAATATAAATTATTTTTCTGAAGGTTTTAACTTTGATAACTACACAAGCAACTTAAAATATGAAGATCGTTTCCCTGAGATACATAGATGTAATCAAGTAAGAAATGAAAAATTATATCCGAACCCAAGTTCTTATGAAATATCTGATGCTTATGTCAAGCAAGAATTAATAACAATGGCTGATGCTATTGCTTCGGATAAGTAAATGAGTTTGTTGAGCCAGTCAGGAAAAAAATATGATTGGCTCAATGACAAAACAGTTAGAGATGAAGATCAAGACAAACTAAATCAATTAGCAAATCTGTATAACAAAACTAAGGAACAAAAGTATAAAGAACAATGGTATGAATTGGTTAAAAAAGTTGTTCGGCATATTTAATTTTTTTTCTCATCATCTTCTTTCATACATTGATAATGAGCTTTACCTTGACTTGCAGGATAAAAAGCAACAAAGCTATCTTGGT